CTTCTAAGAAAATATTATTACCAAACTTTTCATACAAAGGTAAAAATATATTATCTATTCCATTCCTATCTTTTAAACAACCAGCTACACAAGCCGTTGTAATATATAAGTCATTATCGAAATTATTCAATAAATCATTAACTTCTATTCTAGGTTTACGATAATAACCATTTACATTACCTTCGGATGTGCATAAGTTTAACTTCTCTCTAGCTTCGTTATTCTTCGGAATAAGCATTATATGATAATTGCTATCATCTTTCAAACTGCGGTTAGGAACTATATACGCCTCAACACCGAATTTACAATGCAAGTTATTATTATCACATAATGTCCTTCCTTCAAAAATATCTCCACCAAATCCATGTTCGGTAGTAAAATAATTCTGTTCACCTAGCTCTAAGATTCTCTCAACATAATGGATAGGTTTAACGCAACTATCTACACCACCAAATATATTACTATAATGAGAATGTTTATGGTAATTATTATACCTATTCATATTATCCCCTCACAATTATTAATTCTGTCTATACTATATTCGCACTGAGCTTTACTAATCTCACTACCAAAATAATTCATACCTAATTTCTTACAAGCTACACCCGTAGTACCAGTTCCATTAAAAGGGTCATAAACTGTATTGCTCTCTTTGCCATATAATGAAAGCAACTGCATACATAAATCACTACTGTAAGTGGCTTTATTCAATTTACACGAACCATCATTATTTTTAGCTTCGATAAAGTTATAATAATTCTTATAAAACTGTTGTCCGTTTTTACCTATACTACTAACCTCTTTATTACAGTTAAATGTCTTATACTCGTTCTTTCTGACAAATACAAATACATCCTCAACGATTCTTGTTAACTTATTTTTACTTACATTATTAGGTAATGCCGAACTCTTTTTCCATATAATTCTGTCTGCTACTGTGAATTCTGTATTTCTAATAATATCAGCGATAGCAAGCCAAATTAAACCAATGGATTCTGTGTTAATACTTGCGTCTGAACCATAAGATACATTCCACAATACTACACCATTTTCAGACAGAATATTATTAAAGTGATTAAATAAATCAATACACCAATTACAATACTCATTCTGTGACATAGTATCTAAGTGTACGTCATAACGACCTTCGTTATTTTCTCGGCTTCTTTCAGACGTACTTGGTCTACCTGTATTATAAGGTGGACTCGTCAATACAATATCTACCTTATGATTGAATTTCTGCATCTTTTCCATTGTTGCTATGCAATCTTCATTAAAAATTTTGTAAGACATATCATTTTCCTTTCTGTTATTATAATAATTCTAAACAATATTATTATAATAATAAAAGAGAGCTTTGTCAAGCTCCCTTTTAATGATTTATCAATATTTATGATAAGTACGGAAAAATATTATTATACTTATAATATCAACAATAATAGCTACTATCATTGGTAAGAATACAATCCACCATGACCAACTAATCAAGTCCATTGTTTTTAAAATCAGCAATATAAACCATGCCGCCCATAAAAATTTTGTATCAACACTAATGTTCATCATATTATTCCTCGTTATAATTTACGTTGTCTAAATAATAGGTTTCAATATAACTCAATAAGTCATACAGTGTATTAAATACCTTAACACCACTATTATCAATCCAAGGATGTAATTCTTTATCTGTATCGTTTAATATAAAAATCGGAATTCCTCTTTCTTTGGCTACGCCAATCTCGATTGCTGTACCGATTGAGTCATAATTCCAATTAACTATCATAAGGTTAGACTGTCTAAGATGGTATAGGTCAAACTCCATAGCCTCTTTTTCAGTCATATCATCATTGAAATAATCGCATGGATTAAATACACTAGGAGATACCTTATACAGTTCATGGAAGTACTCAATAATATCATCTCTCCATGTTGTAGCTTCACTCCAATCAATGTTGCTAATTGCTCCTGCTAAATAAATTTTCACGTTCATTCCTCCTTAATCAAATACGTTACTTATTACTTCATAGTCTTTTACTAGAATCTGATTAGTTTTCTTTTCTCTATAAACATTTACTCCTAGTTGACCTACTACAGTAATATTTAATTCACTATTGTCATTATAATTGATAGTTCCATCATCGTCAAGTACAATATGGAAATCTTTTGTAAGTTTCTCACGACTTACTTTAAAGAACAATACATCTTTATCGCCAAGTGTAAGTTTTACTGTATCTAATTTCTTACCAATGACTTTAATTTCTCTTGGCTTAATTCTTATGTTCTTAATGCAAAAATCAGTGGTAAGCATACCCTCGCCTAAAATGCCGTTTAAAGGCTCAAATACGCCGAATAAATCTTTAGGTATATTATTTACCATCATCGTCTGTATAACGTCTAATTTAGTCGAATAATCAAGTTTTAAGGCGTTAATACTATCAAATAGTTCATTGGTTTTTGTACTATCAATATTAACAGCAAATGCATTATCATCATGACCTTTCGCCCAATTAACACCGACCATCTCTTTAATAGTATTTCTACTGATAAATCCACCATCTCTAAATGAACCGATTGCTTCATTATCTTTACCTAACTTAGCTACAATAGTAGGTTTATTATTATATCTACCACTAATTGAACCTGCAATCAATCCACTATAACTTCTTTTCATTTCGCTAGATAGGAGTAATATAATGTTTTCACCTATCATTGCATTATCAATATTGTTATCAACAAACGACTTTACATATTCATATTGTGACTGATGATACTTACCACACTCTTTAGCAACTGCTTCAAAATCATCACTCCTACCACAGAAAGCTAATAGCATCTTTTGTTTAAATTCTGTATTATCTGAGCGTATTACTGCATTTATCTTTGGGATTATAGTCCAACTTACATCCTTAGTTGTCAATTCGTCCTTATTGCAATACATATAAATCAATTCATATAATAATGGATTCTTAATGTCTTGTAATTTAAGTAACTTATAAACATAATATCTATTTTCATAATCATTTAATGGCATAGAATCGGAAAGTACACTCAATCCTACTAAATCAATAAAATCATCTGAAAATTTTACACCTAGTTCTTTATCCATAGCTGATAGAAATTTATATGTAACTCCACAGCCACTTAAATTTCTATCTATATCAATATTGTCCTCTAGTCTATTATTAATCAATACTCCATGTTCAATATATTCATCTGCATCATGATGGTCTAACACTAATAAATCAGTGCCTTTATCTAATAAAACCTTTTCTCTGTCAGTCTTTTCACTACCTGCGTCTGGTATAATTAATAAATCGAGATTATCTGCTAAAATCTTATTATAGATTTTATCATCGGCTATTCCACGTTCTTTACCATCGTGTAAATACAATTTGATTTTAATGGTCTTATCGTATCTTTTTATGTATCTATAAATAATACTAGTACTTGTATATCCATCAACATCTCCATCAGCCAAGACACCGATTAAACTATGATTTAATAAATGATACTTAAACAAATTTATTCCTTCATGGATATTCTTAAAACCATAAGGGTTACAATTATATTTACCGCTTGGATTCAGATATTCTCTTACATCTGTAATACCACAATGCCTAAAGTAATTATATAAATCAATGTTTTCATATTCATCAAAGATATTTCTAATTTTTAAGCTCATTTGAATAAGTCCTTTTCTATCAAATCGTATTCTATAATATCATTGGTAGTAGGTTCATTATCATTATTATCGTCATTATCGTTCTTTAGAAATACATAAAATATAACTACTCCTAACACACATAAAAATATCATATAACTACTCATAAATTACCTCTCTTTCTTTATATAAATTCAAATAAAAATCTTTACCATTATCTGTAGGACTATCTTTAAGGTGGTGTCCTTGATAACTAACCAAAGCCGAAACTTTACAATATCCTTTACACATATCGGCTATTTTTAATACGTTATCTCTAAATGTATTAAATTCTTCGTTATCTCCCACTTCTAAATAATCGAAATCCAATCCTATGATAATTTCGTCAACGCCTAATTCAAGTATAGTGTTTAACTTTTTCTTACTAAACGCCTTACCGAATAGAGCTACTGTAAAATTATCCTCTCCAAAATATCCATCAGCTTGTAATACACTTTTCTCAGCTTCTACTAATAGACACTTCTTATGTTTTCTAATACCTACTTTTGTTTTGTCGATACCATATAGAAATTCATTAGTCGGAAACTTATAGGACGTTCCATTTAACATAGTGATAGGTAAATATTTTATATCTTCCTTACCGAAAAATCTACCTCTAATTCCTATAATATTTCCATCTATATCTCTACATGGAATAACCACAGCATTTTTATATTTATAGTATTTAATATCGTATTTATCCATTGTATCAAAGGTAATATTATCATTAAGCCAACTTATATGATATAAGTTATCAAACTGCAATAATACATCATCTTTATATTTTTTATCAAATGCCGCTGTTTTCTTAGTTCCTTTGACAAATTGTACTAAATCTGATTTCCAATTATATGTATTTGTTTTAACAAACATATTACCATAATCAAAATCAATTCCTATTTTACCACAAATATATTTAACGCAACGTGGAAAATTATATTCATATCCAAGTATCTTTGCTCTACGTTTAACTAATTCATATATATCAAATGTTTCGTTACCTGTATGATATTCTACAAAGCTACAAGTTTCAATATAATAATATAATTTAGCTTTATGTTCATATGCGTCTTTCTTGTAGGTAATACTTGTAAATATTAAAGTATCGATAGTCTGCTGTCTTAATTCACCTCCTAAAGATATCACAATCTTTATTACATCATCTTCTGATAAATTTTCCTTAATCTGTTTTGCATCAATCATTGTGCCACCTCAATATAAAAAGACTTTATCTTAGTATCTATTATACCAAGATAAAGTCTTTAAGTCAAGCTATTAAATTAACTTCCGTTTTAGGAATATTAATCGGATTAAAGTTCTTATCAGTAACAAACATCTCAATCTTACGCATATTACCTAAATCATAATAACTGAATATCTTACATTCTTTAGGATACTCACTAAATCTACTCTTATATACAGTTTCTACAAAGTTAGGCTCTAAGCGGTTAGTTCCCATCTTTTTATGTTTATTGATAGGACATTCATCTATTAGTCCGTCTACAAGTTTCTTTTCCATTAATGTAATTGGCATTGATATTGAACCGCCCGTACAAGTATCTGCAATCTGTTTTGAACCACGTAATACTTGATAATCTCTAGCTTTATAATCTGATATACCACTATTTACCTGTGTAGCTGTTAATAATCCTACGTCATATTTCTTGGCTAGATTCTTTAATGCCTTTGCTAATTCACCTAGGATTTCATCACCTCTAGCACCAACTCCGCTACGACCTCTACTTTCTACAAACTCTTTAACAAGCTGATTATTTAAAAGGATATAGTCAAAAGCTACATACTCAATATCATATTCCTGCTTGTATTCCTTAATCTTATCTTCAACCTTGCGGATATTAAAACTAGGCATATCAACAAGCCATAAACACTTATCATTAACTATATCAATAGCTTCTTGTACCCTTTTATATTCTGTTGGCGTACATTTATGGTGTATAATTTTACTTGACTCTACACCACTAATATATGACCAAAAGATAGGGTCTACTTCAAAATCAAGTTCCATCTCTGAGCCGATATATAATCCTCTATGCTTACCATTAGGGTTATAATCCCAAGTATTTGTCGTAAGATTGTAAATCTTTTCACAACATAGCGTACTTAAATCACCAATCAAACTACGAGATTTTCCACTACTTGTATCGCCGCTACGAATATATACTTGCTTTTTATTAATTCCACCCCATAGTGTAGTTAGATATTTTGATTCTAGTCCTAATCCCATCGTAATATCTTGCTCAAACGCATCTAATATTGCTTGACCATTATCACCTGCTTGTTTCTCAGTGGTATCTTCGTCAATGACAAATTTGTTCTTTAAACTTGCACATATCATATCGAATTTATCCACAATATCAGCAATAGTGTATTTATTAAGGTTTTTTTCATTTTCTTCGTTATCTTTATCTACGTTCCAAAAGTCCGATATGTCAAAACCATTATCTCTAAATGCTCTTAAACAGCTTCTTTTCTTTACCTCACTCCACCAATAACTATAGTTGTGGTTATCGTCTGTTAACTCTTTTAATGTTTTTACATATCCAACTATATCTCCATCGTTTAATTCCTCTTGTAAAGAGTTTAACTGTTCGGGATAATCATTTAAATAATTAACAATCTCAATTGGTTCTACTTTTTCTACACCTTTATCCGCTAACTGTGAAATACAAACATATATTATTTTATGTATTAAAAATGGTTTAAAATCGCTCTTTTCTAATGGATAAGTACTATTATAAATCAAACTAGTATTATTCATTAACGTTCCCAATACAAAGTTACTAGCACTGATGCTATATATTTTTTCCATTCATAACCTCCTAGTTAATCGTCAAAAGTTTCGTTTTTTCTATTAAAAGTAATAGAATTACTATGTTTAGTAACCTTGTTTACATCTTCTGTGAATTGAAAATTTTTAGCATTTTGTTTCTTTTCTTTATACTGTAGCATATAATTTCTTGCCTTGTCAAGATAATATGGTACTAATCCTAATGTGTCTACATCTGAAATATCTTTACCTTCAAATGTTATCATATACTGTATAGTATTCTTAATATCGGTATATGATATATGGTCTTTATTCATATTCTTAATCTGTGATACCAACAAAGTCCAAGGTATATCATCATTAGTATATCCTTTTGCAAAATATAATGCTTGTATCACATCTGTAAGTTTGCGATATTCCGTAGTAGTAGTTGACTTTGGTTTTTCTGTCTGATATTCTGTTTTCTTTTTAGCCATAAATCGTCCTATTGTAAAAAGGGATAGGGTATTGTTATCCCTATCCCTAGTTATTGTTTAATCTATATTTAATTCATACCATGTATGTTCAAACATATCTTCAAATGTTGGGATGAATACCTCATCTACAGGTACACATAAATCATCATTTTCCATATATGTCTGCACTAAATGTCTGTCATACTTAATATTGCTCAAATGAACAAATAAGTTATAATGTGAAAAATAATGGTCATCTCTGATAAACCAACGCTCAAATACATCCTTATCGTTATCAAGTTCACAATTGTCTTTTGACCAAATATTAAGCAAATCCCCAAAAGTAAAAGTATTTTTAATGTCTACGTGTGGATTCTGACCACCGTACTTTAATAACTTCTTGCCATTATTATAAGTTAGTAAATTCATCCTTCTACCTCAGTATCTTTTCTTCTAAGATATTCCTCTCTTGATTCATATTTCTTTCTTTCAAATGCTTCTTCTGTACTCATACCTAATGCTAATCTTGCTTTAGTAGAACTATAATCTAAATGTAGTTCTCTTACCCAATCTGCCAAAGACTGTGTTTTACCCTTATAGTTCAATATTTTATTCCTACGTGTATTATTATGTTGAACGTCCATATCTACCCATCTGCAATTGCTAGGTTCATAATTTCCATTGGAATCAATTCTATCTATGGTTAATTCTGAATTCCAATTATTATTTAACGCCCATTCTTTAAAATTATTATAATCTAGCCATTCTTCCGTAACTGTTATTCCTCTGCCACCGTAATATTGATAATGTACATCATTGCTATTCAAACAACGATGACACATTGCGTGCCAAGAGTTATATAAATTATTATATATGCTACTAGTTTGGCTGTCCGAATCTTCGTATTTTTTATTTTCACGATTCATCTGTGCTAATCTTTGTGCTTTTTCACAACCACAAGAATGAACCTTATCTGATAATAATTGCAATCTATTAGCATAATAATAATTACCACAATCACATTTGCATTTGAGTATGTATTTACGTTTGTGTATATCAATTTCCCCATTTGCATCTCTGATATCTTCAACATACACTATTGGTAAAACTGTCAATTTGCCATATTTCTTTCCAAACATGGATTCAATATCTTCATACTGAATTCCACGTTTGGATTTTTTATTACTCAATATCTATATCCCTATCGGATGCAAGGTCAGTTAGGTCTGTAAGCAAATATTCAAGAGTACGTACATCTTCAATTTCTGATACTTTACCATTCTCGGTTTCAGCTATATGGTCATTGATAATCTCTTTAGCTCTTTCTTTCGCCGATGTACCAAACAAGATTTTACCAATTCTTGTTACTTCATCAACTAACTCATCGTGTGACATATGCTTAGTAACTTCTTCCTGCTTTTCTACTACTGTAGTATAATCAACGCCCTTCTTCTTAGCAAGATTAATACCACACTTTTCTACATAATCCATAACGGATTTTGCGTTGAAATCTACATCAAAAGTTTCAGCACCTTCTCCGTATCTATTACGACCAAAATGTTTACTAGTATCGTCACAATAAGCTCTTGAATAAGCCTTAGAGCCATCATCGTTAGTAGGACGCTCTACATAAAAAGCGTAATCGCTGTTATCTCTGATATACTTACAAATTACGCCCGTTCCACTATCTTTTCCACTACCACTTGGAATAACACGACCTGTATCAGCATCTTCAATTTCATCATGATAGATAAAGAAGATAGTAACACCTGTCAATGACATTAACTTAATAAATGGTGTATCTGTATATGACTTATAAATATCATATGCTTTACCATAGCCAAGGTCGCCCAAAGTTTCAATGTCTTTCTTCTTTGTTACATAGTTCTTAGCAATGGTAGGAATCTTCTCTACACCATCAATAATCAATACAGGAGTATTTTCAAGTATATAATCTCTATTCTTTTCATTTGTAAAATCAGAAAGAATCTCTCTTGTATTCTTATAATCAGTACCATCTACAAGATAGAAGTCGTCAGCCGCATTTGTACCATTTTCAAAAGCAAGGACTACAGGAGCGGCATCGGGATTCTTTGATACCTTCTTACAAATCTCTTTTCCAAGTTCTAGCGCTACAGTTGTCTTACCTGTTCCATTATCACCATAGATTACTACTTTCTGTCCTACTAATCCTATTGCCATCTTCTGTTTCTTTAATTTCTTTAGTAACATAATATCCTCCGTTTAGTTAAATCAAGTTCAAGTAATTAGATTATCATATCGGCAATTTTTTAATTATTTGCCGATATGATATAAAGATTAGATTGGATTAAGCGAATGGGTCATCTTCGATATCATCTTCCTCTGTAACCTTACTAGGTCTATTTCCAAGTCCTAATCCCTTCTTACTAGTGGTATTATCAGAGCTACCATTACGAGCTTCTTCCTTCTTGGCGTTAATCATAACCTCTCGGTCTGACATTGCTTTCTTAAACTTATCAATGTCGATATAATACTGATTTTCATCGTCATCGATAGCTTCTTCTCCACCGAATACAGAGATTTCTACTGTAGTATATCCTTCTACTACCTTACTCTCTCTCTTACCGAAAGCTCTCTTAGAATCTGACTTCTTAGCTCCTACTGTTTTAGTTTTCAGTTCAACATCAAGTACTACAGAGTCGCCCTTTGAATATAAATCTTCAAAGTCACCTGCAAGCTCTTCACTTACTACAAGATTGATAGGGAATACTGAGCCATCATAGTTTACGCTGTAAAGCTCTACTAAGAGTCTACCTGTTTCTTCATCATTAACAGTTTCTTCCTTAATGTTCTTAATAATTCCACTAATCTTACCATCAGTAGAATCTTCTGTTGGAACATTTGATGAGCTAATACTAAAGCTCTGTACCTGTGTACGTGATGACCATTCTCCCTGCTTATTTACATATCCGTTTTCTGTAAGAGAGCCATTAACAATTACTCTAGTACCATTTTCATAACCCATTACAGTTTCAAGAGCCTTAAAACGAGGATTATCCTTTAGACCGCCGTTTTCTTTATCTTCAATCTGTGAATAAGTTGGAATAATCTCAACTTCATAGATTTCACCATTAGCCTTAATTGTAATAGCTGGACTCTTTGTATCAGCCTTTACAATTGCACCTACAATGTCGGCGTTATTCTTGTTTTTTCTCTTCTCATCGAATGTAAGATTGATTTCCTCAATAGTTCCTACAAGCTGTACTCTGTTCTTGCTCTGTGAGAGATTCTTTGTTTCCTTTTCCTTTTTACTCATTAGTAAAATTCCTCCATTTAATAATATTATTTTTTCAATGTTCTTGTCGCTAATCTCACTCGCAACTTGTTATCTCTGTCTGACATTATGTATCATATCACATATAAAATCATATGTCAAATGTTTTTTATCATTTTTTTTGTTTTTTATTTTTTTATTCAAATCGATTTTATTCAAATTGATTTTATTCAGACCAATTAACAATTACGCTATAATACTGCTCAAATCTATGCTGAATATCTTCAATACTAAGATTTTTATTCTTGTCATAAAACATATAATAATCACCCTCATGTGAATCTGCTTTAGCTTTATGAGCCAACATAGGTTTAATTGACACAATATAACTTGCATTTCTATTATGTAACTTTACTAAATATCTATAATAAAGTTCTTCATCATGGTCTATTGTACTATTAAAATAAACATAATCATCGATTGTGAATTCTTCTATATAGTACTTATGCCAATCGACCTCTCTACTTCCTTTAGCGTCTTGAAACTTCTCATAACAATGAGCAATGTATCTTTCTGCATTATCTCTTGTACTGAAAATACTTTCAATATTTCCATCAGTGTCAATTTCATCACCTAATAATACTACATATACTTTCATTGTTTTATTCCTCCTTAATCATAGTAATCTATTTTAATACTATAAATAATATGACTATCTGTTTTTCTTGTAGTAATTTCATCTACGACAAAACCACCATATGCATTAATGAACTTCTTATATAATGTAATGTTTTTATTACTACAACCTACTATTATTTGAAATCCATAACGCGGGCAACGTATCTCAATTAATTCATTACTAGATATATTTGTCTTATTCAACAAATCTAATACAGTCATAGGTTTCTTACAATCATTATTTTTATTATACCAACAAGAACAATCATTAGTTATAAAATCTAAAGATTTATCAAAATTAATATGACCACAATACATATACCTATCATCTACGGTATCGAATTTTAATTTAGCTGTAGTTAAATAATTAGTAATAACATGATAATATCTTTCATCATAGTTTACTTTTAATATTGTGTACGTTGTTATGCCATTACATACTTGGTCGCCTACTGTTAAATTCATTATTTATCCTCCTTTATAATTATAATTTATAATATGATATTATCAGATTATTTTTCGCTTGTCAACCCTCTCTCCCAAACCTCTCCCAAACCCCTCCCTCCCTCCCTCAATCTAATCAAATATACATAGGATAATAGATATAGATGATAATATATAGATGATACATACATATACATATACATAATATACATATAATAAATATAGTTAA